CGTAATAAAGCCTAAATCCATTCCCGAACCTAAACTTCCAATTAACGCTATGTCATTAGTAGTGTCAACATAAACATAGGCTTGTTTTGGAGAACTACCCCAAAAGGTTTCACCCCCCGATGAGATGGTAAGTGCAGTACTATTATCTGTTTTGAATGTGATAGTAGAATCATCTAAATCTATTACGGCGCTAGTTGAACCGTCTTGCTGTCCAATAGTTAAGCCATTGCCCGATACCTGATTCTCTATATATCCGTGTAAGGTTGTACCATCCGCAGCATAAAACAATATATTGCCCGACCCTGTACCCCTAATTAATTTAATAGAGTTTTGAGCGCCTGTAAGAAATTGAAAGGCTGCATTTCCTGTTAAGGAGTTAGTACCATCCCAAACAGCTACTTGGTATTGTACGCCTGTACCTGTGACGTCTCCTGTAGGAGCGTCTACCATTGTAAGACTTTCGCCATCTACTGCCACGGTTAGGAATTTACCCGCGTTTGATAAACCTCCTAAATCATCCTTATAATTGACTACGCTTTCTCTTTCATCTGTTAGCTGTGCGCGCTCAGTTGTTGGCGTTATCAGTTCTTGCGTGTTGTCTGGTAGATTGGTGTTTATTGCTGATGTGCTTAATTCGGTTCTCGTTTTCTTTGCCATGTCTTAATTATATGCAGCCGTAAACGCCACATTTAAGTGGGCTTGGCTTGGTGTTAATTCGTAGTTTATTGCCTCAAATACATTGAAATTGTTGGGCATTTGTAGCTGTAAGCTATAGCCATTATTAGCGTTGTCAGTGCTGTATATGTCACTTAGGTTATTAGTGGCCACCACTTGCACAAACTTGGACCCGTCACGCGTTAATAATACACGCACCGACGTGCTGCGCTTTATCTCATTTATAGCTAATAAATCATTATTGCTTAGCTGATCGGTTTGGCAAATTATTTGCTGTACCCAATCATTTGCCACCCTTATATTTGTGACCTTAGCGCTTACATAGTCTTCATTTATAGCACGCGAGGAGGCTATCCCTGTGCTGCTAGAGACTTGTACCTCTTGTTTGATGTCAAATATATATTGCTCGTATGCGCCTAAGCTATTTAAATACTCAATAAATATAGGATTTGAGCAATCCTTAGTAACCTTATAATATACCGTGTCTAAACTTTTACCGCCAGATGTTGTAAAGGCTGCACTAATCCAATGGCAATTAGTTGGTATAGCTGTAGTATAGTTTTGTAGGTCTAGATTTTGAACGCCTGTAGTGGTAGGAATTGCCGCGCTTGATAGCTGACTAATTACGCCTTTGTTAATGTTTAAGTATGTAATTGTCAATATAGCGCCCTCATCTGTAGGATATAAAATACCAATAGTCCTTTTAAAATTTGAGTATATACGTGGCTCGCTCCACTTAGTTAATGCCGTGTTTAGTCCTGTAGTGCTTAATATGTGGTTGTAAAGGTTAGCCCCTCCAGAACTATATATTTGTTTTTGGGCATATATAGCGAAATAGGTATTAGTTGAACTCACAAATGTAGGTGTTTGCCCTGTCCAACTCTGGGCATAGGTTAGTCTAAACTCTATAGATACAAGGCCATTTTTTTCAAGGTATTCCGTAAGTATCTGGCTAACATCTAAAAACAAAGTGCCGTCAGGTTTTGGGCTATATTTAAAGGTAGTGCTTATTAATTGGGCTGTATTAGTCTTATTGCTGATTCTAATTTCTATCTTAAAATTAGCATTGCCTTGCTCTGTAGTCGTTAAAATAAAAGGTATTTGAGAGCGTGACGCGTTGGCGTTACTTGTTACCCCGTCAATGGTTCGTATTGGTTCGCTAGTTAGTGTTAGTGCCATTATCTCCGCTTTACTTTTAAACCATTAGTGAAATCTATGCGCATCTTCTGCCCCATTTCCTTCATTAATTTAGTTTTACTTTCCTTTATTGCTTGGCTTACGCTTATTCCTTTTCTGCCTTGCTTGATTGATGTACCGTTTTTAACTATGCTTTTACCAATAGCAAAGGCTAGCTGCTTAATAGTCTGCTTTGGGTTTGGCTGAATGTTAGGTTTCGCGCTAATCCATTGCATTAAAGCATTAATAAACTTAGTACCTATAGACTTAGGCTGTGAGCCTACCCCTGTTTGAAGGTATTTCAAGTATTTCGGGCCCCTAAGTTCAGCCTCTAGCTTCTGATTTGCTACTACTCTAAGCGTATTTGCCGCGTAGCCTGTAGCGTTTAGCCCTTTGCTTTTAATCTGCGCTATTAAATTGTCCTTAACATCTGTTAAAAACTCGCGATATTCGTTATTGAAATTAAGCGCATTCAAAAGTATCGCGGAATATAGGTATAGAAAAGCTGAGCTTCCACCCAGATAGCACTTCGCTAGTAATGTTTATTGATTCAATCGCCTCTAGTTCGTAGTCATCTATAAAAGTGCTAAGAGCGACTATTCCAGAGGCGTTAAGTTTGTCCATCATGCCATCGACTTTAGGCTTTAGAGCGTCTAATATTACGTCTATTTGTGTGGCTGTGTCGTCTGTTCCTGTGCTTAATTTAAGGTAATACACTTCGACACCGTACTCCATTAATACGTTATTAGTCTGGCCGTAATTTGTATTACTAACCGTTGGCAAATTAGCGTAAACACCTACACCATTGGATAGGTCGTAATTACCTACTAACTCGTTAAGGTCGTTTGGGTTCGCTGCTCTTAGGTACGTCAAACCCTGTGCCTCTATTATGCTTTTTAGGGTTGTTGCGATGATGTTCATATTTTGCTAGTATTATGAAGAATAATGCTGTAAAGATAGCAAAAAAAAAGCCGAATATGAATGCGACTAGTACGACAATTATAGAGATACTCATGTTTTTCTTTGGATTTCTTGAGTTTTAGAGTTAACGTACCCCAATTCCCTGTTTAAAATAATTAAATTATTCACTGTAATAAGTTCCATATCCCAGATATTATCGTGTGTATATTGTGGATAAGTTTTGCAAAGCTGATCTATAAACATAAAGTCACCCCATTTCTCAAGTCGTTTAGAACCCGCCATATCAAAAAAGCTGTTCATTTTTATTTGTTCGGCTGTCATTGGGATTGCCTCCAATCGCTTAGATAAGTCCTCCTCAACGCGCTTAGTTTCCTCAAAAAAAAAACTGCCCAGGGCCATGCCATAATAATAGGTAGATTATCAATAGCCTTTTTTATTGGCTCTAGCTTAGCGCTGTCAAACTTACCATCTATTGAGGGCTGCGCATATATCGCGATAACATCGGACACTATCTCGCGCATATCTTCTGCGCCTTGTATTGCATTCTTAACCATAGCCTTCTGGCCATACCTTGCAAAGTTGATGTCTTTCGGAAATTTAATTTGATGACCTAAAATACTTAGTGGCTTTCTAGCTAAGTGGTTGAGATCCTCTGGCATATCCTTAATGCTCTGGTAAACGTGTTCAATCGCGGGGCTTAGGTCTGCCTCTGTGTTCTCTAAATATCCCAAATCAATTCCAGATAATACGCTTAATAATTCAAGGTCTGACACGTTAGGCCTAAGCGCTGCCCATTGTTTGACCGTCAACTCCTCCCAACTATCGGGAATCTGACCGCCGATAATATCATCATCGTAATGTATTTTAAATCTTTTCATCGTATTGTCACAGCCCCCCTTAATGCATAGCTTAGCGCGTATCTGGTAGCGTCCACGCTGTGGTTATTTAAGTCTAGTGGCTCATCTGTGGGATCGTTTTGATCATCTAGTTTATACTTATATTCCCTAAACTCTTTGATGGTTTCTAAGGCCTCCTCATGTATAAATATCTGGTGAGTTCTAATAAATCCAAGCCCTTGTCTTATTGAATCTTTGCCTTTTTTAGCGCTTTTTATTCTTATGCCTCTGTTGCGCAATTCTTTGATGGTTCTAGGCTCATTATCCGCGTAAACCTTATTAACGCCTATAGCGTGCAACTCCTCGGCTATGTCTTTTAATAGCATTTTAGTCTTAAAAAAAATCTGTTCAATGTAAATTTTATCATCTACCTTCGTGACCTTGCAGCAGACACTTGGATCATTCCAACCAAAATCCAAGCCAAAAAATACTTTACCTTGTGGCACATCTTGACAGATATTAATCTTTTCAAATACTAGGTTTCTAGATTGCACCCAATTGCCACGCGTGTATACGTTCCAAAGGTCTGTATCTGTTTTCTTTAAGCCCTCAATTTCCTTGACCATCTCTGTAGGGATATAGGGATTATCTTTGTAGGTGCTTACGTCTAATTTAACGTCTTGATCTGGCCAATGCTGACGGTCATCTTCTATGTATGTTTTACACCAATTTTCTATTCCCGCGGGATTATAATCCAATATACAAAACTTTTCACATCTCATTATTAACTGATTGAACGCCTCAAAAGGTATTGTATTTGCCTCATTCAAATAAAAGAATGTATTCTGTCTACCTCTTAGCTTAGCGCTGTTTAGGTCGTCCGTACTAAAAAACTGAACGATTCTATTTTCAAACTCTAATTCTAGCAATGTTTTGCGATGGTCTACATAATAATAGACGTCCATATCTTGGAGTAAATTAATAAACTCCTTATAAGCTGACGCCCTCAAAGCGGGTAGCGTCTCGCGAATTACTGAGAAAGTCCCTTTAGGTACATAGTCATCTCCGAAATAACCAGATGCTAGCCAGATGGAAATACCTTGTAAAATGCTATGTGTCTTACTAGACCTTGCGCCTCCTCTGAATGCGTTAATCCTCTTCTGGCTTGTCCACAGGCTTTGGAATACTCGCGTGTGTCTTAATCGTATAGTCCTCATATTCTATGATAATTTTAGCGTCGTTTTCTGGTACTAGAAAAGGTATTCTTTGAATCTTGGCTTTCTTAAATTCGAGCAAGTTAGCCCAAAATAAAAGCCTATCCTTTGGCGTTAAGTCGTGGATATCATCCTCAACTTTTGCCTCTAATAATTTAAGTGCTTCGTCTACGTTCATAATAGCGTAATCTTTTTAAAAATGAAATGTAATTTTCTTTTTTTATCTTCTTTTCTAGGTATTCCTTTCGCGCTAGTTCGTAGGTTTCAAAAGGATCAATCGCGGGTTTGTATGAGTAAAAGTCTTTCAAAATCGTGTAAGTTTAGTGAAACAATAGTCCCTTTATTATTACGTTTGTGATAAACGACAGGCACTTTTTTTGTAGGCATCCTTTTTAAAATGTCATGCAAGCTAGGCTTTAATTTCTCCACGGCTTTGCATTGGATATAAAAGTCGGTATTGTCTATTATATCGACGCCTAAATCATCCATTCGCTTGCTTTCTGATCTACTAGTCACAGCGTCATAGCCTAGTTCTTTTAGCCTGTTGACTATTTGCAACTCATATGCGTGGCCTTTTGCTCTGCTGTTTATCATTTTTGAGTAGTTACCTTAGCCAATGCCTCCCTAAGAGTAAGGGTGGAGCGGTCTCCCGCGTCCCCCTTTAAATCTAGATGCGCATTTTCGCGCTCCCGTGCAATCTTATCTAGCTTATCCATTATACTCTCGCGTATCTGGTTAGGTGTAATGCGTCCAAAGACCTTCACTTTGCCTGTTTTAAAGTCGTTTATCACGTCTACAAAAACAGAAAGCGGCTCATATTGGAACTCTCTATAAAAGCCGTCCATCATCCCCGATAACGCTTCAACATCCACGTCATGATAAAGATTACAAACGCTGTACATAGCAGCGCTAACAGCTGTTTTAACAGCCTTAGCCTCTGGAA